ACTTATACTCTTAACTACGAAAACTCAAACGGTAATAAAAGAACAATCACATTAAACGGCTTATCTGATTTTTTTTAATATTGCTGAGCCATAATACGCTCGCAAATTATTACTCAACAGTTTTTGCATTGGTTCAGCATCATAAATATAGTATATCGGAGATAGAAAATCTCATTCCTTATGAAAGAGATATCTATGTGTCGATGCTTCAAGAACACTTGAAGAAGGAAAAAGAAAGGCAAGAACAAAGAGCAGCCCAACAAAGGGCCTCTATGCGAAAAAATTATTAGGAGTAATAATGGCAGACGAAAGATTTAGTGGCGATATGTCACGAAATGAAGTCGAAATGGATTTGAGTAAATTCATGGAGATGATACAAGAAAATGCCGCTCTAAAAGATGAAATACGTGACTTAAAGGCAAACGATACTGTTAATCCATGGCAAAAGTGGGTGCACTTAGCACGTACAATTGATGCATGGAGAATATGGCCAAGAGCCTTCTTAACAGTTTACATAGTATTAGTTTACTATGCAGCAATGTGGTTTATGGAGTTAGATGCTCCTACTATGGAACAATCAGGTTTAATTAGTATCTTAGTTGGTGCTGGTGCTGCTTGGTTTGGTTTATATGTAAACTCTGCTGCGAAAGAACACGATATTAATAATAAATAATCGTATGGCTAATCCACTACCAGTAATCATTCACCAAGACGAAGTAGGAATCAAAGAGGCAGTTATTGATCTCAAAGGTTCACTGCAAGGTCTTACTTTTCAAATAGCAACTAATACAAAAGATACTAGAGATCATTTAGGTGCTATTGCTACTAGAATGTTGCAGATAGTGGATGCAGTCAAAACAGAAGATCCAGGGACTGATCTTGTCCCTGTCGATGGAGAAACAAGTACTGATGTTGTACCTGTAGATCAAGCTGGAGAAGAACAAGATGCAACAAAGTTATTAGAAGAGATAGCTACTAATACGAGAGCAACAGCGTTTGCTACAGCTAAAGTATATGAAGCTATAACAATGGCTAATAGAGAAGCATCAGAAGATGTACTTGATCCAAATGACGCTCAACCAGTAGATCCTAATGAAACTCCATTGCTAAACGCTCCAGATGCAGAGACTGACACAAAAGCTAAAAAGGGTATATTAGATTTTCTAGCTATATTGTTTGGTACTCTTGCTGGTGCAATTGGTGGAATAGTTTCAGGTTTTGCTAGAGCATTTAACTTGGTTATTTTAAAACCAATTAAAGCCATTGGCGGTATGTTCAAAGGATTGTTGCAAAAAATATTGCCAAAAAGCATTACATCAGGTTTTTCAAAAATAGTAGGTGGAGTAACAAAAGTATTTACTTCAGTTTTAGGATTCTTTAAAAGTATAGGAAATAAACTAAAGAGTGTAGCATCAACTGTTAAGGGTGCTGTCATGACACCGTTTGTAAAGATAGGTGAATTCTTTGCAAAATTTAAAGGCGGTGCTATGGGCGGAATGATAGATAAAATATCAAAATTGTTTAATCCGTTCAGAAGTTTTTTTGGAAACCTTAGAGGATTCTTTGAAGTATTTAAGAAAACAGCAGTGTTTGTTTCAAAAGCAGTAAGTAAAATATTTCTACCTTTAACGATCATTATGGCATCCATTGATGCTATTGTTGGTGCTGTAAAAGGTTTTCAAAATGCAGAAGGTTCATTAGTAGATAAAATTATTGGTGGTCTCATGGGTGCAGTTGGAGGTCTATTTGACTTCTTTATATCATGGCCTATCAACTTGCTTAAGAACATTGC